CTGAGTGAAGAAGAAAACTTGACGAACAAGCGTTCTTTAACATAAGAATCAGTCAAACCTTGAGCTCTAGGAAGAGCTGCGGTTTCGAGTAAAATGGCGTTTTTGAGCGCGTCATAATTATCTACGAATCCGCGCTTCTCATCGAGAGTTTGATTTCGTTTGAGAGTGTGGTGACGCATACGGGTAAGGCGTGCGCGGGCGAGATGCCCGAGAAGATCATGGAGGGACATACGATTGGGAGCAGCGTTAGGAGCGTCTGTAGGGAGGACAACGTCGAAAGCGTAAGCTCGCCAGTCAATATTTCCAAGATCATTCACGGGAATATCACCAGGAAGGACGGGCGTAATGCGAAGAGCGAAACGTCGGAGAAGGGCCTGCGGGACGGCAAGGAGATCTTTCCAATTTTCGGGGGTCGAATTGGTTGTGCACCAGACGAATTCAGATTTATCAAAATGAACGCCTTTGTTTTCAACAGAGGCGTAATTAATGGGTCGAGGAGCGACGTTCACTAATCCAAGGAGTGCTTTAGCGTGAGCCAAGCGGGCTTCCTTATCATTGACAGTCATGAATTCATCGAATACATATGAAGCTTGGTCTTTATGACCTTCTTCAAAATCGGTATCGGGAAGACGGTGGTATTGGAGTAAGTTGGAACAAACTCCCATATCATGCAACATGTCTATCATGTACGAAAGGAAAGCAGTTTTTCCTAGGCCGGGGGCGCCTAGGAGAAGCACACCAACAGGTTCTACCCTGGAGGCGGTTTCTGAAAGCTTGCCAATAAATTGGCTTTGTACTTGAGAGAATGCGTTGTAGATGCGGAGTAAATCCGCCATAGCAACGTCTTTGTGATCGCGGTGAATGTTTTGGAAGTATGCGAGGCGTAAGTCAATAGACCATTGTTCGGCTTCAGCAATTTCGAGAGGAGAAGAAATTGGAGAACGAATGATGGTCATAACGTGAGGAGTTAACTTAACGAGACGGTCTACTTCTTTAACAAATTTGATTCCAGAGTCATCAAACAAGGCAACACCAAGAGTGTGAACTGTGATCCAGTTACACGAAGTGATGATGAGATGTTGAATGTTAATGAATATATCTTTCGCGTGCTTAACGGCAATAATGCCGATGGTAAAAGCGCGCAAACGATTAAACAATACTTTGGAATCAAGTGTACCGAAAATCATTTCGATAAATGAAGAAGCGAGGGAGTTGAAGAAATCAACGAAGGCAAAAGATTGCGCAGTTTTGGTAGGGTTACCGGAACTACTGGCAATATTGGATTCGGAGAGAAAATCTTCCGCCGACAACAATTGAGATGCCTCCTGAGACAAAAGATGTAAATCTTCTGAGGCAGGGGATGCTTTCAAAAGTGGAGCGGAATCGTGGGGTGGAGGGGAGGGAGTAGGAGAGGGAATTGGTAAGGTTGAGTCTAATTCAACAACTGTGGAAGGAACAGAAGTGGAAAATAGACCAGAAAGGGTACCGGAGATGTCAAAGTTGATGAGCGTTTGTATAATAGAATGGAAAAACGCAGAAATTGACTTGGCAAGGCCGGGACCTAACTGGAGAATCTTTGAAGAAAGAGACTTAGCAATAGAAATAACCTTTGGAATGTGAGAGATGAGACCAAGGGGAACGGAAGTGTTTGTGGACCAAAGCTGATGGAGTGAATAGAGAGAATTCGCACCAACAAGAGTGGCACCAACGCGATATGAAGTTTCGGAACGACACGCAAGAATGACGACAGAGGAAATTAATCCAATGAAGTGCAAACCATAGTGGAAGTTCTTAGAAGACAACACGTTGATAATTGAGGAAATCCAAGATTGGGGACCTTGAGCCTTGGTAGGCTTATAGTCCTTATCGAGG